TTGTATGCGCGAGGTTACCGACTGCGGCCTGAGTTTTTTAAGTGACGTAAAACCGTGTTGAGGCCAACGCCCATAATGCGTGCACTGGCGCGACATCCGACGCCATTCATGGCCATATCAATGATTTTCTGGTGCGTACCGGGCTGAGAGGCGGTGTAAGTGAACTGTAGTTGCCATGTTTTACGGCAAGGAGAGCAGAGATAGCGCTGATGTCCGGCAGTGCTTTTGCCGTTACGCACCACGCCTTCAGTAGCGGAGCAGGAAGGACATCTGATGGAAATGGAAGCCACGCAAGCACCTTAAAATCACCATCATACACTAAATCAGTAAGTTGGCAGCATTACCGAGATTGTTTTGTCGGAACTGATACGCTGGCGCTAATAGGTAGTAGGGTTCTTATGCTAAACATACAACCTCTTTCTTAATTCTCGAACCTGTTTAGGATTCTGTGTAAATTCAAAATAAACCTGTCTGAACATTCCTAACAAACATCCACCGGACATGACAACAAAAAACCGGAGCCGGACTCCGGTTTTTGTGAAGCTGTCGGCTATTTCATTCCGCCAATATTTTCCCACCTCCCGTCAGCACGCAGGATTTGCAGCGGTCTTACCACGCACTGTATCTGCTTTTTATCCGCATCCAGTATCACCACCTGCGTGATTACCCTGTCCTCCTCCGGGATAATGCCATTCTCATCTGACTCCAGGATGTCTGCCGGCCCCAGTCGCAGCTGTGCTGTAAGTAACTCCCCGTGTTCACGGTCATCATGCTTTCCGCAACCACACAGACGCTGCATAAGTTTTTTTAGTATATTCATGTCATTCTCCTGTTCTGCCTGTATCACTGCCCACTTCATCCAGCCCCTTAACATCCTGCCACGCCCCGTCACCAAACCTGACCTGCAAATGCTGAAAAAAACCCTGAACCCGTGTGGTATCTTTGGGGTCAAGAAAGGTCAGTCCGGTGATGAGTGCGCCATCTGTATCCGGGAACCAGCCATGGCTGTTTGTCTCAATAATGTTTCCCGGCCCCAGACGGAACCGTATTTGCGTCTCCCCCGGGTCGCCCTTCGGTCCCTGAGGTCCGGTTGCCCCCACCGGGCCAGCCGCACCTGTTTCTCCTTTCGGTCCCTGTGGGCCTGCCGCACCGGTATCTCCCTTTGGACCCTGTGGACCTGCATTTCCCGTCAGACCGGTCTCTCCCCGCTCTCCCCTGTCACCTTTCGGCCCCTGCGGACCTGCCGGACCTGTATCTCCTCTCGGTCCCCGTTCACCGGTTGCCCCGACAGGGCCGGTGTCTCCACGCTCTCCTTTATCTCCCTTCGGCCCCTGAGGACCCGCGGGCCCCGGTTCCCCCTTTGGCCCGGGAGGCCCCACCACGGTGGGGATTCGGTTTACGGCTTCTTCCGCCGCTATCCTGCTTTGTTCCGCTGACTGTGCGCTTTCTGCTGACTCCCGGGCTTTTTCTGTTGCGGTCGTTGCATCCCTGGCTGCATTACCGGCTGCACTTTCTGCCGTCTTTCTTGACAATTCAGCTTCTGCTGCACTTTGTGATGACTCACTGGCTTTTTGAGCGGCCGCAGAGGCCGAGGACGAGGACGCCTCCTCTGACTGCTTTGCAGCGGCTGCACTTTCTGCCGCCTGCCGGGCTGACTCCGATGCATCCCCTGCTGAAGTGTCAGCATTTGCAGCGTTCTCTTCTGCCTGACTGGCTGATATGCCGGCATTCCTCGCTGATGTCTCCGCCTCTCCGGCATTCTTCTTCGCCTCCTCAGCGTGACGCACTGCTTCTTCCACCATCAGTTCAAAACGACGCAGTGCCTCCGGACGGACGTCATCCTCCGACATGGCACCGAGAAAATCATTCAGCGTCCCCGGTTGAGAATCTTCATACACGGTGATGGTCCCGGCATGTGACGGCGGGAATCCTTCCACCAACAGAATGACGCTGTACTGACCGTACTCAACGTCCATGCTGTAACGACCGGCTTCATCCGGATTTTCAGAGGCCACCGTGTTCACCACCACCGTGGCGCTGTTACGTCTGGCTTTCAGTTGAATGGTGCAGTTCTCTACCGGTTTTCCTGTGCCGTCTTTCAGCACACCTGAAATCTTTACTGCCATATTCACCCCACAAAAAAGCCCGCCTGAACCGGCGGGCTGTCATAACACTGTGTTACCTGGCTAATCAGAACTTATAACCGACACCCACGATGAAACCGTCAGTGCGCCAGTCGCCACTGCCGGAGCCTTCATAAGCAATATCAATGGCCACGGATTCGGTCGGGTTAAACTGCACGCCAGCCCCCCACGCCAGAGACGTGTTGCTGTGGCGACCGTCATCACTTCCGGTCAGCACGTCGTGCGTTTTCCCCTTGTTGTCAGTTACGCGGAGATAATCCCCGGAGAAAGTCGACACACGGCTGTAAGCCACGCCCGCCATCGCATACGCGCTGAACCATTCATTCACGCGCACAGACGGCCCCGCCATTACGCTGAACCAGCGGTTACGAACGGAATCTTCATGCCAGCGGGTATCGCTGTAATGGGTCAGCTGGCGATTCTTGTCTCCTGCATAGCTGAACGACGTCACCATCCCCAGTGTGTCCGTAAACTCATAACGGTATTTCACGTTAATCCCGTTCAGTTCATCGCTGCCAGGAACGTTCGTCGAGACATGAAGATACCCCGCGCTCAGCGTGGACTGATGTTCAGACGCCCATGCAGGCGCACCGGATACGGCCAGACAGATGGCTGCGGACAAAATGGCGGCATAAAGTTTACGCATAATTACCTCTCGCTTTTCTGCAATAAAAAAGGCGCCATTTCTGGCGCCCGTATATGGGTTATAAAATTCAGCTGATACTGATAACCTGCTGTGGATTTTTTCATCACCACAACCAGCAGATCGCTGATACTGGTTGTTGGTGTCCAGTTATTCGCTCCTGATGAAGATACGGTGAATGTCAGTGTCAGCGTCCCCTGTCCGGCAGGCATATCTATAACTGAGGAAAATACGCCCTGAACATCCGTCGTGGACTGATTAAAAATCTCCTGACCATTGCGGGTCACTCTTAACCGGCAGGTTGAATACCAGTATGACTGTTGGTTATTACTGTTGAAATTCTCATGCTTACCACCGCGGAATAACACTGGCGGTATCATGACCTGCCGGTCAAACTTCTGATCATCACTGATTCTTACCGTGATGGTGCCACTGGCATAAGTGCTCGTGCGGGGGAAAGACTTGCTGACCGTTTTGACAATATCGCCTTCAATCTGGTTGGCTGACAGTTTCCCCTTAATCTGACAGTTCTCATTAATCGTGACGTTGTTGAGCGTCCCTGAGTTCGCATTCACACTGCCACTGATATCCGCATTTTTCGCCGTCAGTCGCCCGTCCGGCGTCAGGGAAAATGCCGGAGGATTGCCGGATGACGTGATGCTCACCGCAAACAGTCGTTTCAGGAACACGTCGTTCATGAACAGCTGATTCCCCTGCGCCACAAATAACGGCGTGCTGTTGCCGCTCTCCGGATTTATCATCGCGATACGGTCAGCCAGCAGCAGTATGTTGCTCAGTGGCTGGCCATCAGTATCCTCAATCCCTGCACCAATCCCGGCCACATAGGGAATGCCGTCTTTCGTTTTTTGAACCTTCAGCATGTACAGCGCAGCCAGGTCATCATTTGTGTCCTTCTGCACGCGCTGTATCTGCTGAATGGTGGCGCTCTGGTCTTCCAGCGTTTTACTGACCGTCTGTGTGATTTCATTGCGGGTTTCGGTGATGGTGGTCTTCATCTCCGCCATCGGCAGTCTCTGCCTCCGTCCTTAATCCACCAGCGAATCGCTTCACACGCTCCCCTGCGATCGCCTGCATTAATTCGTTTATAAAACGTCGACGGGAAACACTTACCGGGGCCAATGTTATACGGGCAGAATGACGCGATCCCCGCTTTCTGGGGTTCAGTCAGTGGCACTTTGATGTTTTTCTCCACCCATGCCAGCGCCTTATCACGCTCAATGGCGTTAACCCGGTCGCATTTCCCCTTCGACAGCTTCATGCCAGGAATAACAGGCTTACCATCCACCCGGGTGGCTCCACGGCAGATGGTCCAGATACCCGCACCATCACGGTATGCCGTGGTGTGGTTACCTTCTTTTTCGTCAAGAAACTGGTCGAGAATTTCAGGCGCAGAAGCACCTGCGGCAATCAGCGCCAGAACGGCAGCCGACAGGCCGTATTTGATTTTTGTGTTCATGGATATATTAAATATTCAGCCGCTGTCCCAGGCCCACTAAATACGCACTTTCAGATAAGTCAGTCCGGGATGAAGCCAGTAAGCCGGCACTTTTTTAAAGGGTGGAGTATTAAAATTACGAAGAAGAGCCTCCCGCACAATTGCATCCTTATCAGCACCACTGGCCAGCGCTTCAATCTCAGCGGCTACCTGCAGATACCCCATGCAACGACCAATGCGCTGCATCAGCCCCTGTTTTTTATTGTTCTTCAGGTAATCAATGGCAAATTCAATGAGCGTCTCACTGTGCTGGTGCGATGGCAGTGTTACTTTTCCATTTTCTGATATGGTGATTTTCCCGTCATCACCGGATACAACAAAGGATGGCCGGTTACACTCCCATTCCAGCTCACTGCAATTATCATTATGAATACTGAAACACTCTGCGAGATTTCTGCTCATCACTTTCCGACAATAATCGTCAAACGCAGCAAACTGCTCATCGCGGCGTTTTTTTTCATCTTCAGAAGGCATCAGCGCCGACAGTTTTTTATTCAGTTCAGCAATTTCATTTTCCAGACGACTGAAGCGCTGATTCATTTCTTCATGGTTCATCACCTACTCTCCCCGTGCCGCCTTACGCCTGTCCTCTCTGATTTTGAAATACAGGTTCGTCAGGTACGTCAGCAGACCAAACAGCAGACTCCCCAGCACGCCTATTGCCGCCCACTGAGACGGGGAAACCCTGTCCAGCAACTGCAGGAACCAGTAGCCCGTT